TGAGACAATTACCAGTAAAGACTTTAAGACAGGTTACGAATATACAGTTACAGGAGCAGGTGTATCACATGATGGAGGGAGCATGTCACCATCAGCAGTTGAAGTTACTGGCACTGTAGGAGGTACATCATATAAATGGACAGGATCAGACATGACAACAAAACCCAACTGGACACTGACAAATCCAACTTCAGGAAATGCTTTTCAGTTTACAGAAACATATCATGGTCCAGGTCTACAGAACATAACAACAATTCAAAGAGATATAACAACAGAGTCCGTTACTACTACTACCTCTGTGTTCTCGCAATAATATTTAGTCCTGTAAAGGTTTTAGCTAATGCTGTAAGCCAAAGTAACAGTGGTTCAGTAACTAATCAGAACTGGAATGTTAATAATGGTAGTTTTCATACAAATCAATATGGTGGTGGAATTGTATGTCAGGGGGCAATGATGACGATTACGCCATTTACTACATTCAATTCAAATTATAGAAAACCATATCGTGATTATTATGAAACACCATATTATGATCAGACAGATATAGTTGGTGATTTTGATGACGATGGCAATCCTATAGGAGATGGCACACCTGATAATCCTGGTAACATTTTATTTTATCAACAGAACTACTCCGGTACTAATAAAGATAGCTATGCACTAGGTACGGGTATAACTTTAAATTTTTCTATTCCTCTTGATAGAGGATTACAGAAACAATGCAAAGAAGCTGCTGCCACACAAACGAATATACAAAAGCAAAAGCTTAAAAACCTTGAACTTGATTGGCATTTTGCAAGATTAAAGCATTGTGGAGAGAAGAAGTTAGCTGGTATCCAGTTTGCAAAAGACAGTCCTTATTATAATCTTTGTAAGGATATAGAAGTAGTACCTAAGAAGGGTCAGATTTTACCTCATCACCACTCTTTGACTTTCGAGAAGTAATTTTTTTTATGATTTGTTTTACTAAAGGTTTTACCGCATTAACAAGAAGTGGAGTAGTAGCAGCGACCAGAGCAATACCAGCAGCAGTAGCAGCAGCTTTAGGCGAAGGTAGGTATTGGTCGATAAACTTTGTATCTTCATAGAGTGTTATGCACTCTTTACCATCATCTGACAGTTTATGATCCACGACACGTTCTAGTTTTTTATCGTTACGAAAATCCCCTACCCTCTGATCATTATCACCAGGACATTTTATAAAAAACTCTTCTTCTTTCTTTTCAGGTAACTCTGGTTTTTTCTGTTCATACTTAGGTTGTTCTGTATTAGATATTTTCTTTTCTTCTTGTTTGGTTTCTACAATTTCTATTCTTCTTCTGTCATATAACATCGGTTCAAATGTAGGCATAGAACCATACGGACAACTTATAACTGCACCTGTTGGATCATCATTATAAAGGGCCGTATTCTTTGGAGAAGCATCTCTATGATACTTTACACATCCAGGTAATTTTAGCGATGGTAGAGGGACGCTAAGCACCTGATAAGCGTTATGTTGCGGTATGTTTATTGTTGATATATCTATTTCCGGTATAACAATCTTCGGTATATCCATCAAAGAGGTATAGAAGGCCCACTAAATTTTGGTAACTGTTTTGGTATTTCATCTACCATTTTATCTTTTAGATCACCCATAATTTTATTTTTCAGGTTACGTTCAAATTCAGGTGATCTCATGTAACGAACAGCAAGAAAAGCACCTACAGACATTGACGATACCATCAAGAATGAAATAATAGATAATATGTTAGCTATTTTATTGAACATGAGAGAAGCGTTTGCAAAAGCATTAGTACCTGTGACCATTATAACCTTTATGGCTATCTGTGCTTTAGCACCTCTTTACGTCACTATGGGATTAATGACAAGGCAGATGATAGAAAAATCTAAATAATTACCAAAAAAAATTATCTATGTGTTTATTTAAACTGTATCACCAACATTCACACCATCAAGACTTTTAAACTTTTCTAAGAGTTGTTGATCTGCAAATATTTTTAAATTAATGTTATTAAGTTCCTGTCGTAACTCCTGGCTTCTTTTAGTGTTTAATTCAATTTGACATTTAGTTTGCTCGTAAAGTTCTTGTGCTGTCATGGTTAACTAGGCTCAGTAGGAAAAGTAACAGAACTCATATCTAAATTACCATCTGCATCTAATTTAGGCGATGCAGTTGCAGGTAAATCACGCAAACTTTGACGATATGTTTTCCAATCATCTGCAAGTGTTAAATCAGAACTAGCTCTCCAATCACAGGCCGCCAGTAATTTATCTCTTTCAACTCTTAATAATCTCATTGGTTCTGCATTTGTAAGCCTTGTTAACTCTGCATTTATTTCGGATTCTGTTGGTGCTGTTCCACTGTCATCCCATATTAATCCAGAATAATCTGTACCACTCCATGTCCATTTTTGTGTTGGCTTGAGTGATGTAAGTGCTGAATATACGTTATGTATCATTATGTGTCTCCTAACCTTATAAATGTAGCACAGTTTCTATTTTCAGATGAAGAAGCATCCATTGTGACAGAGCCATTGCTGTAAACTCTAAATTTAACTTTTACTTGAGTGACATCTGTAACATCTACAAGAGTTTGACAATGAACATTACCATAACTATATGTAGATATGTCTGAAACAGAAGTAAGGGAAGAACAACGATTAGAATAACTATTATTATCTGTAGTGATGTATATATTTGCAGCACACTGACCAGCCGAGCCAGTATCTTCAAAGTAGCATTGCCACTCTACTTTATAAATTCCTGGAGAAGGGAATGTAAATATACCTCCATTTTCTTGCATTAAATTAGAAGTATCTGTGCTTACAGGTAAAGTACCCTGCCCAGAACCATCAATTCTTTCCCAATCAGTAGTAAGATAATTGTCACTATTATTTAAACCAACATTAGCAGTTCTTCTCCACTGATCTGCCATTGTTATTCCACCACCAATACCAGTTAATGCTGAACCATCTCCAGAAAAAGCTGTCGCAGCAACTGTTCCAGTTACAGTCACACCAGAACTTGTGGTCTCAAGCTTTTTACTGTTGTCGTGATATAGATCTACGCTTCCGTTGTAATTACATTTAAGATTTAACTCGCCAGTACCAGAAATAAGCTCAATACCATTACCGTTAACATTTCTAATTCTTAAATTACCAGTACCATTTTCATCAATGTACGAATTTGATCCATCGTGATAAATTTGTAGATCATCACTAGCACCCAACAAAATTATATTGGTTGATGTTCCATTGCTGTCACCACCATTGATTTGATTACCGTTAAGATCTAACGTACCGCCTAATTGTGGTGATGTGTCAGACACTAGATCTGTGTTAATACCTGTAAGATTTGATCCATCACCTGTATAAGAGGTAGCTGCTACCGTACCTGTGACTGTAACTCCTGTAGCTGTTGTACGAAATTTTGTATTATTTTGGTAACGTAAATCTACACCATTAGCTTCAAAAATCCCCATTACACTAGGAGTATCTGCACCACTATTGCTAGAACTAGGTTGAGTAAGACGTATAGTATTATTAGATTGAATATCTAAATGAGTGTTTACTGATTCAATTTTGTTGAATCCAGCGTCACCTCTATTACCAGCTTCATCATGAAATATTTGTAAATCATTTGAATCACCAAAATTTATTTTATGATCATCATCTAAAGAAATATTATGACTATTAGTATCTAAATCACCACCTAACTGTGGTGATGTGTCATTTACTAGATCTGTATTTACTGCTGCAAAACTTAAATTACCATTACTATCTGTTTTTAAAAATGCACCATTAACAATACTAGAAGGCAAGGTAAGAGTATAACTTTGCCCTGCACTATGAGGTGGTGATTTTATTTTTACACCATGACTATTTTGTGAACAATTAAGTTGTATAGTTCCATCAGCACTACTGCCATCACCTTTAACTTCAACAACACCAGTACCATTTGGATTTAGTTTTATATTGCCATTAGAAGTGCTTGTAGTAATTTCATTAGTTTGAACATCTAAATTACCTCCTAGTTGAGGGGTAGTATCTTCTACAACATTACTAATACCTGTACCACCACCACCGCCTGCATTAGCAGCCCATTTAATACCAGTAGCTTCTGTGCTGTCAGCAGTTAAGATATATCCATTCTGTCCAACAGAGAGGGCTGTGGGGTCACCAGAGCCATCTCCAACTAATAGTTCACCTTTACCATCAAGATCACTATTCATAACTGCACCAGCAGCATCTACGTTCGTGGCATCTGTTACATCAGCACTTGTTTCTATACCTGATAACTTAGTTTTTTCTGCATCTGTAAAAGCATTTGTATCAGAGTTTGCTTCGTAAGCTGTTTTTATTTCTGAGTTAGATTGATCTGCGGTTGCAGAAGCTTCTATGCCTGCTAGTTTTGTTTTTTCTGAATCAGTAAAGGCATTTGTATCAGACTCACCTTCATAAAGACTTTTAATCTCTGCACCTGTTTGATCAGCAGTGGCACTAGCTTCTATAGCATTAAGTTTTGTATGGTCAGCATCAGTAAAGACATTAGAATCTGAAGCTGATTCTACAAGTGTTCTGATCTCAGAGGCAGTTTGATCAGCAGTGGCATTATCTTCTATGGCATTTAGTTTTGTATGATCTGCATCAGTAAACACGTTGCTATCACTGGCACTCTCTACAAGTGTTCTTATCTCACTGGCTGTCTGGTCTGCTGTTGCAGAAGCTTCGATTCCGTCTAACTTAGAGTGATCTGCATCTGTAAACACATTACTATCAGTAGCTGCTTCTACTGCTGCTCTTATTTCTGCATCTGTTTGATCTGCTGTAGCATTTTCTTCAATACCACTTAACTTATCTAATATTTCCTGTTGAGCAAATAAAACTTGATCATTTTGTGTATCTAAGTCTGCTTCTGTAAGAACAGAACCATCTTGAAAATCAACCTTCTTGGCAGAGATATTTGTATCTCTTTGAAACTTGATGGCAACACCATTACCAGGTTCATTACCACTGGTAAATGTTATCTGTGTGGCACTGGTAAACGTATAGTGGGTGGTTATGGTTTTTAGTACACCACCAACAGT